GGCACGCCGTACAGCTGGCTGTCGTTCCTCGGCGTTCCGTGCCGCCGCGTCGATGCCATCCTCAACACCGAAGCCCAGGTTTCCTGATAGGAACCGGGAAGAAAGGACACACCAATGATTACTGACGCATTCCTTCGCGTTTCGACCGCCCAGGCGGTCACGACTACCGCTGTCAGCACCGACAAGATCGACCTCTCGCAGGCTCGGGAAATCGGTGAAGGCGCGGATGTGTACTTCGTGTTCACCGTTGGCACCGCATTCGCCGGCGGCACCAGCATCACCTTCCAGGTGGTGACGGACGACAACGCCGCGCTGTCCAGCCCGACCGTCATTGCCGCTACTTCGGCGATTGTCACGACGAGCCTGACCGCTGGCGCACAGTTCGTCGTTGCCATTCCTCCGCAGATTGCGAGCCTCGGCGAGCGATACCTCGGAGCCCAGTACACCGTGAGCGGCACTTATACTGCTGGCACGGTCACTGCTGATGTTGTTCACAACATCCAGGATGGCAAGAAGTACTACCCGTCTGGCTTCACGATTCAGTGATAGGAGAACCACATGCCGAAGGTCATCGCCAAGATGGACTGCTTCGTTGACAACTGCCTTCGCAGGCAGGGCGACGTGTTCGAGTACAGCGGACCGATTACTGACGTGCTGGAGCGTGTCGGAGCGCAAGCCGTCGATCATTCCGATGTCACCGAACCGGAGTCCGCGCCTGTGGAGCGGCCTCGACGAGGCCGGCCTCCAAAGGCGAGAACTGTTGACATGTGATTACTCTGAAACTTCACTAGGCGCAAAGAAGGAGGGTCGGGCTAGTCCCGGCCCTCCTTCACGCGCAGGAGGGTGGCATGGCATCTGAAGTCGAAATCTGCAATCTGGCACTGGCGTACCTCGGTGATGATGCGACCGTTTCCAGCATTGACCCGCCAGAGGGATCTTCGCAGGCAGAGCATTGCGCGAGGTTCTATGCAATCGCTAGAGACAGTCTGCTTCAGATGCACCCATGGAATTTTGCTTCACGTCGGGTAAGTCTGGCGTCAGTGACGATGCCATACACGATGTGGCAATACGCGTATGCCTGTCCCGGAGACGTGATGACCGCCGTGGCGGTGCTTCCGCCCGAGGCCGAAAACGACTACGCGATCAAGCCATTTCCGACCGACATGGCCGGATGGGGCTGGGTCAATGCTCCATTCGTGGGCGCTGGAACCTACGTGCCGCAGCAGTATCAGATTGAAACCGATACGAGCGGAAACAAGGTCATCTATACGAATCAGCAGAATGCACTTCTTCGGTATCAGGCGTTGGTGACTGACACGACCAAGTTTGATCCGCTGTTCGTTATGGCATTGGCATGGCATTTGGCATCCATGTTGGCCGGTCCAATTCTGAAGGGCGACCAGGGTGCAGCTGAAGGCAAGCGTTGCGCCCAGATGATGATGGCCTATCTACAACAGGCACGCGCTTCTGATGCGAACCAGCGCAACATTCGGCCAGAGCACATCACGACCTGGATCAGCGGGCGCTGAACTATGCCAAGCACTCGCACATACTTCCGATCCTTCGCGGGCGGCGAGATGTCGCCAGAGATGTTCGGCCGCATCGATGACGTGAAGTTCCAGACTGGTGCGGCAACGATGCGGAATTTCGTGGCATTGCCGCAAGGTCCAGCGGAGAACCGTGCCGGCACGAAGTTCGTGCGCGAGGTGAAGAATTCGTCGGTGGCGACACGCCTGATCCCATTCACGTACAGCACCACGCAGACGATGGTGATTGAACTTGGAGCTGGCTACATCCGGTTTCATACCCAGGGTGCGACTCTGACGCCAGGATCACCGGCCGCATACAACGGAGCCACGACCTATGCGGTGGGCGATCTGGTCAGTAGCGGAGGCGTGAACTATTACTGTATTGCCGCAACAACCGGCAACGCGCCACCTAACGCAACCTACTGGTATGCGATGCCATCCGGTGTATATGAGATTCCCAATCCATATGCGGCTGCGGATCTGTTCAATATCCACCATGTGCAGTCGGCTGATGTGCTGACACTGGTGCATCCGTCATATGCGCCTCGGGAATTGCGTCGCCTTGGTGCTACCACATGGGTGCTGAAGACGATTACTTTTGGAGCTGATATTGCCACGCCGGCAGCGCCAACGGTCACAGCGACCAAGGGCCAGGGCATCAACATCACGGCCATCACGCAGGCGAATCCAGGTCATATCACGGTCGCCAATGAGGCGAAGAACAAGACTTTGGCTGAAGGTGATGCGGTCTATATCAGCGGCGTCGGCGGAATGACGCAGATCAACAACAAGTTCTACATCATCGACACGTTCCATGCGGTTGATCGGTTCTCGGTGACCGATTTCCAGACTGGCGTTAAGGTCAATACCACGGCATATTCGGCATATACCACCGGCGGCCTAGTGCAGCCGATTGTGCAAACGCAGACACTCACGAATACATACGTCATCACGGCTATCGCTTCCAACGGAGTCGATGAAACTCCGGCGTCACCAGCCGCCAGTGCAACGAACAGCCTCGTAGTTGAAGGCGCATACAACACGATAAGTTGGGCGGCCGTGACGGGTGCCTCAAGGTACAACGTCTACAAACAGCAAAGCGGCCTGTACGGGTATATCGGTCAGACTGAAGGAACGTCGTTCATCGACAACAACATCGCGCCAGACATGGGTATTTCGCCACCCGTGGTCGAAACGGTGTTTGCAAGTGGCAACAACTACCCTGGTGCAGTCAGTTACTTTGAACAGCGCCGAGTATTCGCCGGCACAACGAACGCGCCACAGACGCTCTGGATGACCCGCACGGGCACCGAGAGCGACATGTCGTATCACATTCCATTGCAGGACACGGATCGCATCAACTTCCGCGTTGCGGCGCGAGAGGCGAACACGATTCGGCACATCGTCCCGCTGACGCAGTTGCTTCTATTGACGAGCGCAGCCGAATGGCGTGTGTCGCCGGTGAATAGCGATGTTATTACGCCGACCACGATTTCTGTACGACCGCAGTCATATATCGGAGCGAACAACGTCCAGCCGTCGATTGTGAACAACACGGTGGTGTACTGCGCTGCGCGGGGCGGACACGTGCGTGAACTTGGATACTCATGGCAGGCGAGTGGGTTCGTGACGGGTGATCTGTCGCTTCGTGCGCCGCATCTGTTTGACACCTACAACATTGTGGACATGTGCTACAGCAAGAGTCCGCATCCGCTGTTGTGGTTCGTGAGTGACAACGGCAAGCTGCTTGGACTCACATACGTGCCTGAACAGCAGGTCAACGCATGGCATTGGCACGACACGGATGGACTATTCGAGTCATGCACGGCGGTCGCCGAGGGCAATGAGGACGCCCTGTACGTCATCGTCAAGCGCACCATCGGCGGCGTGACAAAGCGATATGTCGAGCGATTTGAGACGCGCGAGGTAACGGATCTGGAAGACTGCTTCTTCGTGGACAGCGGCATGACATATGACGGAACGAACACGGGCAGCACCACCATGACGGTTACTGGTGGAACGACGTGGACATCGGCAGATACCTTGACGATCACGGCGAGTGCAAGCACGTTCGTATCCGGCGATGTCGGCGACGTGATTGTTCTGACGGATACGGCAGGCAACAAGTACAGGTTGACGATTACCGCCTACACCAGCGGAACGGTGGTGTCGGGTCGAACCGACATTACGATTCCAGTGGCCTTGCGTGGCATTGCAACAACGGTTTGGGGTTGGGCGCGCGATGTGGTGAACGGCCTGTCACACCTCGAGGGCAAGACGGTCAGCATTCTGGCGGATGGTGCTGTGCTGCCTCAAGAGGTTGTGACGGGTGGATCAATCACCATTGATCGGCCAGCGACGATCATCCATGTCGGATTGCAGTACGACAGTGATCTCCAGACCATGCCGATTTCGTTGAACATCGACGGAGCTGGTCAGGGCCGGTACAAGAATGTGAATCATGCCTGGTTGAGGGTCTACCGCTCAAGCGGAATCTTCGTTGGTCCGAACCTCAATAACCTGACCGAGGTGAAGCAAAGATCCACGGAGCCATATGGAACACCACCGGCATTGAAGACAGATGAGGTGGATGTCCAGTTGACCCCATCGTGGATCGCAAGCGGGCAGATTTATGTCAGGCAATCAGATCCATTGCCTGTGTCGATCATTGGTCTGACACTTGATGTGACGCTAGGAGGCTGACGATGGGATTCATTCAAACAATTCCAACTGGCATGGGTTCATATCCAGGTCTTGATACGACCATGCTGACCGGCAATCCGGAGTATTTGAATCTGAATGCCCAACTGCAAACGCAGGCCACTACATCATCGGTTGCGTCTGCTGGTACTGGAATGGATCAACTCGCGCAAGGATTGCTTGTCGCTGGCCCGATTATTTCAATCATGGGAGCGGCGACTGGTGCAATCGGTTCGTACTACAGTGCGCAGAGCCAGCAGAACCAGTTGAAAATGCAGGCCCAGAATCAGGCATTCGCCGCGCAGATGGCGCGAGTGAATCAGCGTGCCGCCGAGTTCACGGCGACGGAGATTGGACGCGAGGGCCAGTTGAAGTTCGGGCGGTATTCGATGCAGGCTGGTCAGGCTCGGGCTGGTGCGCGTGCGGAACTGGCTGCGCGAGGTGCCACCTTGGGAATGGGTACCGCAGCCGAGACTTTGGGGAGCATGGATGTCATCAAAGAGATCGACCGTCTGTCGATCAATTCCGCGACCGTTCGAGCGCAGGAAGCGGCGCGCCTTCAGGCGTTCAATATCGGAGTCGGAGCGACGATGGCAGACATTTCGGCGGCGAACCTTCAGGCGACTGCTGGAACAATCTATCCTGGCCTCGCAATGGGCACCAGTCTGCTTGGTAGTGCAGCTGACATTGGCAGCACATGGGCTAGGAACCGCAGACTTGAAGAATTACTGTCCGGCGTATCCACGCAGCGGATGTGAGGTAGACAATGCCAACCGTACCAACGACATTCGTCCCACAGGTCGCTCCGCAGGTCGGCGGCGACATCGGCCAGTTCCAGGCACCACAGGTAGCCACCGCCGAAAACCTTGCCGCGCAGCAGGAGGTGCAGTTTGGTCGCACGGCCGTGCAGGCCGGCAATGTCGCATACCGGGTTGGCAGTGCGATTCAGGATGACATTGATGATGCCAATGCCAAGGCTGCTGACACATGGATGCTGACGAATGCCACGCAGTTGATGCGCGGTCAGAACGGATATCTGCGTTCTGTTGGAAAGAATGCGGTCGATGGATTTCAGGCAACGCAGGAGGCTTTGGCGGCTCTTGGGCAGCAGACGCTCGACCGCGCAACGAATGACACGCAGAGGCGAATGCTTCAGCCTGTGATTGCTCGCAACATGCTGACGTTTCAAACGCAGCTGTTCGACCATTACGAGCGAGAGGCCAAGGGATATGCGACGAATGAGGCAAAGGCTAGGGCGACGATGCGAGCGCAACTTGCCGTAGAGGATTTCAAGAACCGCGATGTCCCGACGAGCGAGTATCAGTTGAACGCTGGACTGGCTTTGCAGGAAATTGAAAAGGCAGGTGAGTTGGCAGGATTCGATCCAGACTCGGCGCAGATGGCTGCCCTGAAGCGGACCGTCACGACGGACATCACGCAGGGCGTTGTCAACCGGATGATGCTGGACAACGATTATGACGCGGCGTATCAGTTCACCAAGGGTCGAATCAAGGATGGGATGGTGGACAGAGATGTCGGCGACCGCCTGATGTCGGCCATCGATGCCAACCGGGATCGGTGGATGATCGATCAGTACGCGGTGACGATCAAGACCTACGGGCGGGTTGGGATGCCGGATGACGAGAAGAACAACCCTGACAAGGCTCCAGAATCGCTCCGGGACGCTTTGGCTATCGCGGCCGACATTCCAGACCCGGAGATTCGCGGAGGCGTCCAGGCGGCTCTCCGTGCCCAATACGGGCAGGAGGAGTCCATGCGGAAGGCCGAGTATGCGTCGATGTTGGATAATGTCGAGAATATTCTCGCCATGCCCAACGCCACGGT